TCCTCAAGATGGACAAGACCGGCCACTGGGTGTTTGGCGCTGACCAGACTGAGGCCGAAGACGACAGCCGCTGGGCGGTCAACCCTTTCAGCTTTGTCCACGGCTATATCGCGTGGGGCGATGGTGAAGTGCTGGCCGAGAAGATGGCGTCGGTGACTCAGCCGCTGCCGGAACTTGAAGCCGCGCCACCAAGCTCTAAAAAGGGCTGGGAGCAGCAGGTCGGCCTGATGCTGAAGTGTTTGAGCGGTGAAGATGAAGGTCTGGAGTGCCGCTACACCACGACGTCAGTGGGCGGTAAACGCGCGGTGCAGGAACTGGCGGTAGCGATCGCGGCGCAGGTCGAGAAAGACCCGACCAAGCCGGTGCCGATCGTGACGTTGGGTAAAGACCACTACCAGCACAAGAGCTATGGCCGCATCTACACGCCGGTCTTCAAGGTCGTCGAGTGGGTGAGCATGGACGGCGAAGCTGACAAGGATGCCCAAGAATCGGACGCCCCCGCTGCTGAAGGTGCTGAAGGCCCGCGTCGGCGCCGCCGCGCGGCCTGATGGTGACGCCCAGCCGGAGGTGGCGTGAAACACCGGCTGCAAGCGCGAGCTACTGTGCAGTGTCTCCTCCGCTCGTGAGCTTGCTGACAGCCCGGAAAGACGGGCAATCCAATCCACTACAGTAGAGTAGACGAATGATTCTTTGGTGTGATTTCGAGACGCGCTCCGAATGCGACCTGCTCGCACGCGGGGCGTACAACTACGCGATGGGCCTGAGCACGGACGTGCTCTGCATGGCGTATGCGTTCGATGATGAGGACGTGCAGCTCTGGACGCCTGACCAGCCGTTCCCCGAGCGCGTGCGGGCGCATAAGGGTCAGGTGCGTGCGCACAACGCCGCGTTTGAGCGCCTGATCTTCTGGTATGTGTTGCACGTCAACTTTGAGCTTGAGCAGTTCTATTGCACCGCAGCACAAGCCCGGTCCAACTGTGCGCCTGGCTCGCTCGAGGACGTGGGCCGGTTTGCTGGCGCGTCGATGAAGAAAGACCATCGTGGCGCGCAATTGGTCAGGAAGTGCTGCATTCCTCCGTTCAAGCACACGCCGCAGGACATGCAGGACTTGTTCGAGTATTGCCGTCAAGACGTCCGCGCCATGCGGGCTGTATCGAAGGCCATGCGCGACCTGAGCGCCGATGAGCTGCGCGACTACCATGTCAACGAGCGCATCAACGACCGAGGCGTGCTGGTCGATGTTGACCTGTGTCACGCGGCGATGAGATACAGCGAGGCCGAGCGCGTGGAAATCGAGGCGCGCGTTGTGGAATTGACCGAGGGCATGGTCACGAGCGTGCGCTCGCCTAAACTGCGTCAGTGGGTGCTGGACCGGCTGGGGCCGGAGGCCCGCAAGCTCGCGCGCTCGAAAGAGCGCGATTCCATTGACAAGACCGTGCGCGCCAATCTGTTGGCGCTCGCAGAGGAAAACCCAGATGAGATACCGCCCGCTGTTGCCGAGGTCATCCAGTGCGCCGACGACCTATGGGCGTCATCGACTGCGAAGTTTGGCCGCCTCGCATCGTTGGCTGATTCAGAAGATCAGAGAGTGCGAGGTGCATTTGTTTTTGCTGGAGGCGCGGCGACAGGTCGAGCGTCAAGCTATGGCGCACAGGTCCACAACTTCCCTCGGCGCGCCGCCAAAAAACCCGTTGATCTTAGACACGCCCTCGTTCGAGGCCACAGCGTCGTTCCGGCGTTCGGACCGCGAGTCACCGACGTCCTGAAGTCGATGCTTCGCCCGGCGTTGGTTCCCGCGCCGGGTAAGTCATTTGTCGTCGCCGACTGGAGCGCGATCGAGGGCCGGGTCAACCCGTGGCTGGCGAACAGCGCCGCTGGCGAGCAGAAGCTCGACATCTTCCGCGAGCGCTTAGATCCGTACAAGGTCAACGCCGCCGCGACCTACGGCGTGGCGTATGAGGCAGTTACCGACGATCAGCGTCAGGTCGGCAAGGTGCAGGAGCTTGCGCTTGGGTTCGGCGGCTCGACCGGCGCGTTCAGTGCGATGGGTCGCGTCTACGGCGTGCGGTTCGATGAGCCGCAGGCGCGGCGAATCGTTGACGCCTGGCGGCGGGCGAACCCGTGGGCCGTGGCCTTCTGGCAGGAATTGGAAAACGCTTACATGAGCGCGATGCGTCACCGTGGGCATGAGTTCAGCGCGGGGCGCGTGACCTACGTTTACGACGGTCAGCACCTCTGGTACATGCTGCCGTCGGGCCGTGTGCTTTGTTATCCGTACGCGCGCTTCGAGGGCGAGCATCTGACCTACGCCAAGGCGGCGTGGAAGCCTGCGGCTGATGCGACCGAATGGCCGCGTGCGCGCCTCTGGTCTGGGCTCGCGTGCGAGAACGTGACGCAGTCAACCGCGCACGATATTTTGAGAGCGGCGCTGCGGCAGGTGCCGGATGTCGTGCTGCATGTCCACGATGAAATCGTTGTCGAGACAGATGAGCCAGACCGTGCGAAGGCTGAGCTTGAGCGTATGATGACGACCCCACCAGCGTGGGCCGAAGGATTGCCGTTGGCCGTTGAGGCCAAGGTGATGGAGCGTTACGGAAAGTGAAATAAAAACGCCCGCGGGCAAGGCGGGCGCTGACTACCAAGGAGAAATGCGTTGAACTTCGTTGATTATCTCACATCGTTGGCCGCCGAGGGCGAAACCGTACTATTTGTGCGACAGAAGCCGCGCAAGGGCGGCGACGGGCAGTTGCAATATCACGCCGACGGGGCGATCAAGGCGTCATGGCCCGCGTATCTGCCCGAGCGAGCGCATACGTCTGAGGGCGCGTGGTACTGCAACACTGGGTCATTCATCATCGACCGCTTCACTGACGGCAAGCCTAGCGCTGGGGCCGCCTGTTGCGAGTACGTGATCTGTCTGGTGCTGGATGACGTTGGGACCGATAAAGCGCCGAGGGCGTCGCCCGTGCCGCCGACTTGGATCATGGAAACGTCCGAGGGTTGTTACCAGTGGGGCTATGCCTTTTCGGAACAGCCGACCAAAGGCGCGTACAGCGCCGCCATCCGCGCGATCACGCAAGCCGGCTACGGCGACACGGGCGCGATCAATCCGGTCAGGAACTTTCGCTTGCCGGGTAGCGTAAACCTGAAACCCGATAAGGGCGGCTTTCGCGCGCGTCTGGTCGAGTTTCATCCCGACCGCGAGTACACGCTCCCCGCGCTCTGCTCCGCGTTGGGCGTCGAGCCGGGGCCGGACGACACCGGCGGCGTGCGCCCGATCAGGTTGAGCGATGACGGGTCGGATGACGTGCTGGCGTGGTTGTCGGCGCAGGGACTTGTCACCGAGCGCCCGAACGCCGAGGGCTGGGCGGGTGTCGTATGCCCGAACGCGAGTGAGCATAGCGACGGCTCGCCCGAGGGCCGTTACTTGGCCGCTAATCGCGCTTATTGTTGCTATCACTCGCACTGCGATGGCTGGGACAGCGCGCGCTTCCTGTCGTGGGTGGCCGATCAGGGCGGGCCGAAGCATACGCCAGGCTTGCGCGATGAGCTGCTGGCCGCCCGAATGGCCGAGGCGATGTCAAAGCTCACGCCGACCGAGGCGTTCCCCGACGCGGCGGCTGCAGTGGTGGCCGAGGTCGAGCGCCGCGAGGCGGGACGGGTCGAGCGTGAGGGTTGGTTTGAACGGTTTGCGTACCTTCACGCCGATGACGGTTACTTTGATCTGATCGAGCGTAAACAATATTCGCGCGGTAACTTCAATGCGATCTATCGGCATATCACTTGTTGGTCGGTGCACGCCGGGGCCAACGGCAAGAAGCGCCGCGTCGAGGCGTCGATTAGCTTTGACGAAAACCGTCAAGCGATGGGCGCGCGGGTGTTGCAGGGCGTGACCTACGCGCCGGGCGAAACGGTGCTTGTCGCAAAGTCAGGCGACGTTTACGCGAACCTTTGGCGCGACGCGAGGCCAATCGTCGAGGGCGAGGCCGACGTGCGCCCGTGGCTTGATCTGGTCGAGCGCCTGCTGCCCGAGGCGTCCGAGCGCGAATACTTGTTCGATTGGATGGCCTATAAGGTCCAACACCCCGAGGTCAAGATCAATCATGGCGTGCTGCTAGGCGGTGCGCCGGGTATCGGAAAGGATACGACCTTCGAGCCGTTTTTGTATGCGGTCGGCGGGCCGTCGCGCGAGAATGTCGCGCTGATCAAGAATGAGGAACTCAATTCTCAATGGGGCTACTCGCTGATGAGCGAGGTGCTGGTCATCAACGAACTGCGCCAGGCCGACGCGTCCGATCGGCGCGCGCTCGAGAATCGGCTAAAACCCCTGCTAGCTGCGCCCCCGGAACTGATACCGGTTAACCGCAAGGGCTTGCACCCGTTCGATGCGTTGAACCGGTTGAGTGTGGTCGCATTCTCGAATGAGCGAATGGCGATCACGCTTCCATCGGACGATCGGCGCTGGTACGTGCTCTGGTCCGACGCGCGCCCGTTGACGAAGGTCGAGGGCGCAGCGATTTGGGACTGGTTCAAGGCCGGCGGGCGGGCCGCCGTGGCCGGTTGGCTGCGCTCGAGGGACGTCAGCGCGTTTGCGCCTGGTGGCGCGCCCCCGATGACCGAGGCGAAGGCCATCATGCTATCGGCGGGCCTGTCAGCGGTCGAATCGGCGCTAGTCGAGATGATGCGCGAGCGCCGGGGCGAATTCGCGTTAGGCGCGATTAAAGCCCCCTGGCAGGCGCTCGCGGATCGCCTACAGGCCCAGATGCCAGTCGGCACCAAATGCAACGTATACGCGCTGTTTCACGCGCTCCGCGAGGCGGGCTGGATTGACCTTGGACGGGTCAAGGCGACCCCGAACGGTAGCAAGGTCCACCTCTACTGTGCGCCTGACGTGCTCGAGGGTGTAGGGGGTAATCGCGCGGAGATTAAGCGGATGCTTGACAACGCGAGCGGGTCCATCGGTTTGCGAGCGGTGAAATGACGCCCCTAGTACGCGAATTGTCGCGCATGGTCCCGACGCCCGAGGAGTCGGTCTGGTTCGACCTGGGCGAGATCGAGGGCGAGATCGTGCTGGACGTGGCGCCCGAGCGATTGCTGCATTTACCGTTTGATGATATTGCAATCGTCGGCGTGGTCGAGGGAATCCGGTTTGCCGTCCGCGCGATGGCGGGCAATGAGTCGGTCACAATCGCCGGGTTTAGGTTCACGCGCGAGGCGCGAGACGATTTCGCGCCATTGACGATTATGGCAGACCCCGAGACGGGCGGATTGCGCGTTTACACGCGCGACAATCGACGAGTAACGGACCTTGATCGGATCGCGATCGCGATCCTAGATTGCCTGTTAACGCGCCTGGACGGGTCGAAGGCGATCGAGGGATATCGGGCCGAGGTTGCGCGGACCTTTACCGCTCGGCGCCAGATGGCGCGCGGGAAAACGCCCGCGTATGCGTGGCGAACCGTAGATGTTACCGCACGCGTGCGGGCCGATCGCGGGCCGGCGGGCGGGTCACATGCGAGCCCGCGCGCCCATGAGCGCAGAGGGCATTGGCGGACCTTGCCAGCGGGCCGGATTTGGGTTCGCCCGTGCCGGGTCGGTGATCCGGCGAGCGGGTCCGTGTTTCACGATTATCGGGTGAAATAAAAAAGCCGGCACATGCCGGCTTGGTTTGAGGGTTGATCGGACTACAAGCGTAGGACGATCGCAAGGATCGCGGCCGCGAGGGCAACCAAGGCGGCCGCGATCACTGTTCCGGCCCGAAAATGGTTTCGATCAGGGCAATGCGATCCGCAAACGGCATAGCGTCGAATTCGTCGCGCGTCATGGTGCCGAGCGGATCGACGTGATCGGTCCAGAGATCAAAGGATTGCGCGATTTGCGCGTACGAAAGTTTCGATCCGGCGGCATAAGTCTGTTCCGCTAGCGCCTGGGCGCGCTCGGCAGCGGCGCATGCGCGGTCGAATTCCGGCGTCCCGTCAATTCTCCAGTGTCGTGATCCCATTTTATTTTCCAATCGTAAAAAGAGCGGCCACGAGGCCAGGCACTAGCGCGACGGCCGCGAGGCGATCGGGGAGCGCGAGCGCGGCACCGATCCCGGCGGCCATGAGGGTGAGGGCAAGAAGGGCGCGCATGTCAGACTCCCATCAAAAGCTTTTTAAGAAAGGGCACAGCAAGCCCCGTGAGATTGGACAATTCGCGCAATGTCATATTCGGGTTGTTGTCGTAAAGTCGCTTGATGTCATCAAGGGTTAGACCGTTGACGGATTTTTTGAGCGTGTAGGCCATGGTGAGATCTCCGATTAAGCTTGTGGGGCGCGCTCAAGTAGCGCGATCGTGCGAAGATCAGTAATCTCAATCCATCCACCGGGCCGATACCATCGGCCCGCGCACTCATGTGCTAATTGCGTGCCGTAAAATCGCGCGCGCTCCGATAGCGTGGTGCCGGGACGATCGTTTAGGTGCTGGGGCTGAACCGAATAAACCGCGCGGTTTCCCGTTTCAGGGAATGTCACGATAAAGGTCGAATCTGATAATACGGGCATGGTTTAGGCCCCTACAAAATGGCGCGCCATCGCGCCGTGAACAACGATAGAAACCGAAGCACGCGCCGCGTTATCGCCCGCGCCGTCGCATGCTTGGCAATCGATACATTGGCGCCGATTGCCACCCTCGGGCGATGCGGGGCAGGCGATCTCGCGCGCCGCTAAAGGTTGATCGGCCGTGCGCACGGTAAACGTGCGCCAGCCCATAGCGCGTGCAATGTCACGATCGCGTGCGCTATCGGCGCTCGCCATGACGATATCGCGCAGCTCTTGCGCAATCGCACGGCGCCACTGGTGCGAATAGCCGGTATGTCCGGCCGCGTGCGCGATGAGATCGATCCAATGAGCGGCCGGTATCGCGGCCGGATCGCCGTATGACCCGATGCGCACCACGCGATCGGCGAGCATACGCGCGCCGTCAATCGGGCTGACCAGCGGGTAAGCGCCGCGCGTCCAAGCGCCGAATATCGACGCGACGGATTGTCCGACGTTGACATAGCACGTGCGCTTGCGGCCGATCGCCGAATCGCCGCGATGCATGCAATCGCCGCAGATTGACGCGTCTTCGCCGCTCGCAATCGCGTCTAGCGGGTGTTGATCGGCGCGCAATATATAGGTTTGCACCATGTCGCCAGTTTTGCTGTTATCGCTGCGCAGGATTGCAATCCCGACAATTGGCGCGCCGTCAAGCATTGACGGGCCGTCATAGAAAACGAATCCGGTAGGTTTACTCATGTCAGTGTCTCCAGGGTGAGAATGCGCGCCCGTAGGCGCGCGGTTGGATGATTAAATTTCAAGGTACTCATATCGGCCGGCGTCGTACTCGCGCAGCACAGCGTGCCCGATGTTGTGATCACATTCGCAAGCCATAAGCGTGACAACACCGACAATCCCACGGGCGTCGTCCTCGAACATGACGCGCACGTCGGCGATTGGATCGTCGGGTAGCTGCGGTGCGTCGATGATCAGCACCTGCGGTGTGCCGTAGTTGCGGCCCGTCGTGTAGTGGTATTGCATGTCAGTGTCTCCAGGTTGATGCGATCGGCGATCGCATAAACGACACTCTGCCACATAATTTATAGCATTGCAACCCTCTTTTTACATGACCCATCAGCGTTTGCGACAAGTCTTATGGCAGATGCCCCTATTGTCATCATGGGGACCCCAGCGGGGTTATGCCATGGGTTATTGACGTGCGCCTGGTTTCATAGGGCAATGGGTCATATGGGTCATTGTTTTGTTTGATACTGTTTAAATGATTAAAAATACTGTATAGATATACAGTAGTAAAAATATGGCGCGTAGACGGTACGCGCGCAAAACGTGGCGCCAAAAAAAATGGGGTGACCCATTGACCCATTTGACCCATAAACCCCAGCCCCAGCCCCTTTTCCGCCCATTTTCCAGAACCGATTTCCGGTTTCAATGGTCATGACCCATTTGACCCATTGACCCGATTCGCGTGTGATTTGAGCGCAAGCCTGCAACCTTGATGGCCATGACCCATGTGACCCATTGGCCGCATGCCTGGCTGGCGTGACGTGATAACGTAGCTGGCGTGACGTTATAACATCACATTGCGTGACGTGATAACGTAACACCCGGCAGCTCGGAGCTGGTCGATCGGAGCCGGTCGGCTGATAGCCCCCGGTGAGGGCCGGCGAAAGGTCCGGTCAAAAACGGAGGGGTCGCATAAATTTTTTCTTTTAGTTATAATGACCTCACCACACATTCTGTTACGCCATGACTTTCCAGTCACTCCCGCTCACCGCGCGTACGCTGACCGCAACAGAGGCGCGTTTGCAGCGCATCTACGACGCTGCCAAGTTAGGTTTGAAAGGCGACGCGCTGGCGCTGACAGCAGGCATGCTGCCCACCGAGTATCGGCGTCTGTGTCAGATGGACCCCATCGCAGAAATGGCAGAACTCAAAGGGCGCGCTGATGGTGAGAAAGAGCTGGCGACCGTTATGATGAACGCGGCGCTGGCAGGCGACTCCAAAGCGGCGCTTGAAGTGCTAAAGCATCGGCACGATTGGGTGGCTAAGCAGCAGGTGCAGATCGACGTCGCGCAGCAGATCAGTATTATTAGTGCGCTAGAGCAGGCAGAGCAGCGCGTCATCGACGTGCAGGCCACCGAGAAACTGGAGCCATCACTTGCAGCAGCCACAGTACAGCGCGTCTGACGAACAGCAGTTGATGGTGCGGCTCTGGCAGCCGCGCATCAAAGACGACCCAGAAGCGTTTGTTCTGTTTGTTTTTCCCTGGGGCCAGAAGGGCACGCCGCTGGAGCATTACTCAGGGCCGCGCAAATGGCAGCGCAAAATCCTGCGCGATCTGGCCCAGCACATAAAGCAGAACAACGGACGCTTAGACTACGACGTCTTCCGGTTAGCGGTCGCGTCAGGTCGCGGGATCGGTAAGTCGGCGCTAGTGTCCTGGCTGGTGTTGTGGATGCTGACGACAAGGATCGGCAGCACTACGATCGTGTCGGCTAACAGTGAGGCGCAGCTCCGGTCGATCACCTGGTCAGAGATTACTAAGTGGCTGGCGATGATGTTGAACAGCCATTGGTTCGAGATCAGCGCAACGCGTGTGACGCCTGCCAAGTGGCTGGCTGAGATTGTCGAGCGGGACTTGAAGAAAGGTACGCGCTTCTGGTCCATCGAGGGGCGCTTGTGGTCGGAAGAGAACCCGGACGCTTACGCGGGTCTGCACAACCTAGACGGCGTGCTGCTGATCTTTGATGAGGCGTCTGGTATTCCAGACCCGATCTGGCAGGTGGCCGCAGGCTTCTTTACGGAAAACACGCCCCATCGGTTCTGGTGCGCGTTTAGCAACCCCCGGCGCAACCAGGGCTACTTCTTTGAGTGCTTCAATAGCAAGCGCGACTTCTGGAAAACAGAGAACGTAGACGCCCGCGATGTCGAGGACACCGACAAGCAGATATACGAGCAGATCATAGCTGAGTACGGCGAGGACAGCCCGCAGGCCAAGATTGAGGTGTACGGGGAGTTTCCGAGCGCGGGCGATGACCAGTTCATCGGGGCTAGTCTGGTGGACGCGGCGTTTGCCAGGCCCAAGCACAAGGACGAGACGGCACCGATTGTGATCGGTATTGACCCGGCAAGGTCAGGCGGTGACTCGACAGTCATCGCGGTGCGGCAGGGGCGGGACATCATCGCAATCAAGCGCTACCGGGGCGACGATACAATGACGACCGTAGGCCACGTCATTGACGCGATCGAGGAGTACAAGCCCACGCTGACGGTAATCGACGAAGGCGGGCTGGGCTACGGCATACTTGACCGGCTGGTAGAACAGCGGTATAAGGTGCGTGGGGTGAACTTTGGCTGGAAAGCCAAAAACCAGATCATGTGGGGCAACAAACGCGCTGAGTTGTGGGGCGCGTTGAAGAGTTGGTTAAAGACGGCTAGTATTACGCCTGACAGGCAACTGAAGGCGGATTTGACCGGGCCAAAGACCAAGCCTGACTCAAGCGGTACGATCTTCTTGGAGAGCAAGAAGGACATGAAAGCAAGGGGTCTAGCCTCTCCCGACGCGGCGGACGCGATCGCCGTCACGTTCGCCTATCCGGTTGCCAGCCGTGAGCCCCGAGTTGCCCAGACCCGCAGAACCTTTAGCGACCGCGCCTCGGGCGCGACGAGCTGGATGGGGGCTTAGCATGCCAGGCGGACCAGCAGCAGGCTACGCAATCGGGCATTACGGCATTGGTATGCGCGATCCGTATAAATCAGAAGACGACTATTTTAAGAAAAACCCTCATGTAGCAGGTATGGCAGCGGAAGACGATAAAATCGTTATGAATCCGTACAGCCAACTGTCAGACAAAGAAAAACAAGCGGTTATTCTTAACGAAGCCGCGCGTGTTCACATGCGCACTGGAATGGCAAAACCGCCTCGGTTTGCGTTGACGCCAGAACAAGAACGCGCGTTTGCGCAGTACAGTCAGAATCCCGAGGACCGTGCGGCCACTGTAGCGGCGCGTATACTTTCTGGCGACCCGTCAGCGCTAAAACCTACCCCTGAACAGATGGAGTATGTAAACTATCTGCGTACGTTTATGGGGGTGCGTTAGTGGCTACTAAGAAGTCAGTCAGCCTGGCAGTCGGACGCGGCGAGAAGCTGCCCGTGTCCAAGGGCGCGGGGCTGACCGCCAAGGGGCGAGCCAAGTACAACGCCGCGACCGGCAGCAATTTGAAGGCTCCCGCACCAAATCCCAAGACAGAAGCAGACAAAGGGCGTAAGGCGTCATTTTGTGCGCGTATGTCAGGGGTTGTCAAAAACGCCAAAGGCGACGCTGAGCGAGCCAAGGCGTCACTCAAACGGTGGAAGTGCTGACATGGCGACTAAACCCGGTTTGTACGCTAATATTCATGCCAAACAGGCCCGCATCAAAGCCGGGTCTGGCGAAAAGATGCGAAAGCCAGGCTCACCCGGCGCGCCCACGGCCAAAGCCTTCCGTGAGTCGGCCAAAACGGCTAAAAAGAGGTAATCATGCCCCTCGTCAAGTCACCCAGCAAAGCTGCATTCCGTAAGAACATCTCGGCGGAAGTTCGCGCTGGCAAGCCTGTTAAGCAAGCCGTAGCCATCGCGTACGCAACTAAGCGAGCGGCGGCTAAACCCCCAATGAAAAAGAAGTAATGGCTTACGACCCTACAGGTATGGCGGGCGCTGCTGAAGTAGCAGACGTCGGCGGCTACGAAGGCGACGCGCCTGACAAAACGAACGGGCATCGGCTGTCGCAGATGCGCGAGCGTTTTAAGGTCGCTGTCAGCGCGTACAGCGACACCCGCGAGGATCAGTTGGACGATCTGCGGTTTATGGCTGGATCGCCCGACAACCACTATCAGTGGCCCGCAGACGTGCTGTCCACGCGCGGGTCGGTGCAAGGCCAGACGATCAACGCCCGGCCCTGCCTGACGATCAACAAGCTGCCACAGCACGTGCGTCAGGTGACGAACGAACAGCGGCAAAACAGGCCGTCGCCTAACGTCATCCCAGCCGACGACAAAGCGGACATCGAGGTTGCTGAGATTTTTGACGGAATGATCCGTCATATCGAGTACATCTCGAATGCGGACGTGGCCTACGACACCGCCTGCGACAATCAAGTCACGCACGGCGAGGGTTACATTCGGATTCTGACCGAATACTGCGACGAAACGAGCTTCGATCAGGACATCAAAATCGGGCGCGTGCGGAACAGCTTTTCGGTCTACATGGACCCCACGATCCAAGACCCGTGCGGTGCAGATGCTGAGTGGTGTTTCATTACCGAAGATATCCTGAAGTCTGATTACGAGCGGCTGTACCCGAACGCCATGCCGGTCAGCTCGATCATGACGCAAGGCGTGGGCGACCAGTCGCTGTCGCAGTGGCTAGGCGAGATGACGGTGAGGATTGCAGAATATTTCTACTGCGATTACAAGCCCGCAACGCTCAATCTGTACCCGGACGGCACCACGACGTTCCAAGGCACCCCACAGGACAAAATGATGCGCCAAATGGGCCTAAAACCCAGCAGACAGCGCAAAGTCCAGCGAAAAAGCATTAAATGGTGCAAAACCAACGGGTACGAGATGATCGAAGAACGCGACTGGGCGGGGTCGTTTATCCCCGTCATTCGCGTGATCGGCAACGAATGGAACATCGAAGGCCAGCTTGAAATTTCAGGTTTGGTCAGGAATGCCAAAGATGCCCAGCGGATGTACAACTACTGGGTAAGCCAGGAAGCGGAAATGCTGGCGCTTGCGCCCAAAGCACCGTTTATTGGTTACGGCGGTCAGTTTGAAGGTTACGAAGAGAAATGGAAGACTGCCAATACGCAGAATTACCCGTATTTGGAGGTCAACCCTGACGTGACCGACGGTGCGGGCAACTTTCTGCCGCTACCGCAGCGCGCCCAACCGCCAATGGCCCAAACGGGCCTGATTCAGGCGAAAATGGGGGCCTCCGAGGACATCAAAGCGGCTACGGGGCAGTATAACGCTAGCCTTGGTATGACGTCCAACGAGCGGTCTGGACGGGCTATTCTGGCCCGTCAGCGTGAGGGTGACGTCGGAACGTACCACTACGTCGATAACTACGCCCGTGCGATCCGGTACGTAGGCCGTCAACTGGTCGATCTGATCCCCAAAATCTACGATACGCCTCGCATTGCGCGGATTATTCAGATTGATGGGCAGTCGGACATGGTGCGGCTTGACCCGAACCAGCCGGAACCCGTGCGGAAGATGGTGAACGAAGCTGGTGTCGTGGTGCAGAAGATTTACAACCCCGGCGTCGGCAAATACGACGTCAAGGTGACGGTCGGCCCGAGCTACCTGACCAAGCGTCAAGAGTCGATGGACGCAATGAGCCAGATTCTGCAAGGCAACCCGAACTTGTGGGCTGCGGCAGGCGATTTGTTCGTCAAGAACATGGACTGGCCGGGAGCGCAAGAGATGGCCGAGCGCCTGAAGAAGATGATCGACCCGAAATTGCTGCAAGACGAGGACGATCCTGCGCTACAGGCGGCCAATCAGCAAATCCAGGCTATGCAGCAGCAGATGGAGCAGATGTACAACATGCTCCAGAACGCCAGCAAGTCGATGGAAGCGCAAAAATTGCGCATTGACGAGTACAATGCTGAAACCAAGCGTTTGCAGGCCATTCAGAGCGGCATGACGCCCGATCAGGTGCAGGATGTGGTCATGCAGACGTTGAAAGACGTGATGACGGCAGGCGATATGGTTATGGCCCAACAGCAGATGGCGATGCAAGGAGTGCCACAGTGAGCTGCGCAGACTTTATTGGCACGCTTTTTCTTGCTCGAGATGTCACCCATTCGGTGCATCTCAACACGCGGTCTTACGCCAAACATGTTGCGTTAAACGAGTTTTACGACGGCATCGTCGATCTGGCCGACAAGTTTGCCGAAGCCTATCAAGGCCGCCACGGCCTGATCGGGCCCATCTCGCTGATGAGCGCCAAGAAAAACAGCGACGTCATTGACTTTCTCAAAGACTCACTTGCCGACATTGAAGAGATGCGGTACAAGGTCTGTGATAAGTCTGATACGCCGCTACAAAACATCATCGATGAGATCGTGGGGCAGTATCTCAAAACTTTGTACAAATTACGCTTCCTCGCATAAGGACGCACGATGGAACTGCTAAATCCTCTTGCCGATGGCAATTTTCCGGCGTATACCGCGTCCTATACGGGCACTGCGGGCAGCACAACAGCTTGGCCCGCGGGTCCGCAAGGCGTGGTGGTCTGGTCAACGACTGCTGCCTACGTAACCGTAGGCGAAGGCGTGACGGCTACGACCAGCTCGACGCCGATCCCGGCCAACACGCCGATTCCGTTCATCGTGCCGCAAGGCACTGGCGCACCGTGGCGAGTCAGTGCGATCCAGATCGGATCTGCTGGCACGGTCTACGCCAAACCGATCAACATCCGATGAGCTTTGGCATACCCGTCCGTAACGGCCTGGCGCTAGGGCTAGGCACTGTCATTGCATTGTCGTCGCAATTTGACCCTACGATTGTTGGCGAGGGTTGGATTGTCTTAGATAGCGCAGGCTCACCGTATATTGTTGACAACATTGTTCTCGACAGCTCGGGAACAGCCTACAATTTGATTAAGCCTGTGTTGAACAGCGCAGGTGTCGTGTATACAGTTTCCGACACGGTGCTGACAAGTAACGGATCGGCCTATCTGGTAAGCGACAACACAAGTACAAGCGATGGCACATCCTACTCATTGCTGACGGCTGTGCTCGATAGTTCCGCAACTCCGTACTATCCAATTTGAGGTGCTAAATGGCAGCTTATGAAGTCCTTCTGCTGAATACAGCAGTCCCCCAGATTCAAGCCGCACAGTCGGGCGATACTTACGTTGTGCCGCGCGATATTGCGTTTTCCGCTGCGCTTACACTATCGGCAGGCACCGCGAACGGAGTGCCGTACCTGAACGGCAGCAAGGTGTTGACGACTGGCAGCGCGTTGCAGTTTGACGGAACCAACCTTGGGGTAGGGATAACGCCTGCGTATGCGTTGGATGTACAAACCACTGCCGGTCGCTTCCAAGTGCAAAACTATGGCGCTGGCTCCGTCTTGCTCAATAGCAACGGAGCGATGGCGTATAAAGCCGCCACTACGGGGCATCAGTTTTTTAACGCATCTTCCCAAGCCATGACGCTAGATGCGTCGGGGAATCTGGGTATTGGGACAACAAATCCACAAGCAAGGTTAGAGATCGCTCAATCCGCGGACAACACAGACGGCCCAAAACTTCGCATTGCAAACAACGGCAACACGCTCTCAAACGGTCAGCTAATTGGCGGCATTGACTTTTTTGACGGGGACGATTCTGGCGAAGGTGTTGGTGCGTATATTTATTCGTATACAACCGACTCTATAGGCCAAGCAGGGGGGCAAGACCTCCGGTTTGCCGCGGGCACCACCGAACGCGCCCGGATAACGTCGGGTGGGTATTTCAAGGCGAGTAATAACGGGACGTATAACGATGCTGCTGGTGCATACCATGAATTGCGTCAAACGGCAGATGGTGCTGCATTACGACTAAGCTCAACAAATGCGTCGCTAACCAACGTTGTTCAAGTTATTGCCGTTGACAGAAACACAACGAACAACACGTTTTATGCTCTTTCGTATTACAACAGTGGCGCGGCAGCGTTTAAGTTGCTTATAGCCGACTCTGGCGACGTTACCAACACTAACGGCACCTACGGCACCATTTCTGACGCCAAGATGAAGACCGACATTGTGGACGCCGGTTCACAGTGGTCAGACATCAAAGCTCTGCGCTTCCGCAAGTTCAAGATGAAGAACGACCCGTCTGGTCTTGTCCAGTTGGGTGTCGTGGCTCAGGAAGTAGAACTTACCTCGCCCGGTCTGGTGGATGAACACGCAGACAAAGACGCAGAAGGTAACGATCTCGGCACCACTACCAAGTCAGTCAAGACCTCTGTACTGCTGATGAAAGCCGCTGTTGCCCTGCAAGAAGCAATGGCCCGGATCGAACAACTGGAGGCGAAAGTCGCCGCAATGGGAGCCTAAGATGAACTGGATTGTTGAATGGATGAACACCACCCCGACTTCTGCGGACCCTGCGGAAGCGGTCATCACGGTGGGGTGGCGCTGCACCGCCCAAGATGGCGACTACTCTGGCTCGGTCTACTCGACCTGCTCGCTGCCTCCTGCTGACCCGGCTAACTTTACGCCTTACAGCCAACTGACCCAAGACATCGTGCTGGGCTGGATTTGGGCAAACGGTGTGGACAAGGACGCAACCGAAGCGGCTGTGGCGCAGCAGATTGAAAACCAGAAGAATCCGCCGGTCATCCAGCCCGCGCTTCCCTGGGCAGCCTGACATGCAAGAGTTTGAGATCAAGATCACGGTAGAAGAGGCCAACATCCTGGCGATGGGCCTCGGCAAACTACCGCTGGAAGTGTCTGTCGCACTCTGGCAGAAGCTGAAATCGCAGGTCGAGCAGCAGGTGCAGCCGCAAGCACCGCTTGACATGAACTAGAACTACTGTATAGATTTACACCCGTACTGGTGCGGTTCACCAGGTACTCTAACGAGTAGACATGGAAAACACTCCTGAAGTTGTAGCGGATATCCTCGCGCCGGAACAGGCCGCAACGGCTGCGCCTGCCCCCGAAGTAGCAGCACCCGCGCCGGACGAGCAAACCACGATCAAGACGTTCACGCAAGAAGAAGTGGACGCGCTGATTGGCAAACGGCTCGCAAGAGAACGTAGAACCTGGGAACGAGAGCGCACTAAGGCACCTGAGCTGCCCGCCGCCCCGGCCCCCGTCTCGCAGGAACAGTTTGAGTCTGTCGAAAAGTACGCCGAAGCACTGGCGGCTCAGAAGGCAGAACAACTTCTGCAACAACGGGAAATGGAGCGTCAGCAGACCGCAATTCTGGAGTCGTATCACGACAAGGAAGAGCAGGCGCGGGACAAGTACGAAGACTTCGAGCAAGTTGCGTACAACCCAAGCCTGAAGATCACCACCGTGATGGCCCAGACGATTCAGGCGTCGGATGTTGGACCGGATGTAGCTTACTACCTCGGGCTCAACCCCAAAGAAGCGGATCGCATCTCACGTCTACCGCCTATTTTGCAGGCTAAAGAAATTGGGAAGATTGAGGCTAAAGTGGCCTCGAGCCCACCCGTTAAGAAGCCGTCTAACGCCCCTGCACCGATTCAACCTGTCGCCGCTCGAGCATCAAGCGGACCGGCCTACGACACCACCGACCCGCGCTCGTTGAAAACAATGAGCACAAGCGAGTGGATCGCAGCCGAACGGCAACGCCAGATTCGGGCGTGGGAAGCGAAAAACGGTAGGTAATTTCTATCAACCAAAGGAGTTTAATAGATCATGGCTAACTCAATCCTTACGATTGACATGATCACCAGGAAAGCACTCGAGATTAAATAATGGTCTCCTCTGGGGGCAACCCCAGTAGAAAAACTGTGTGAATTCGGTGGACGTCATGTATAATGATTGCATGAAAACACCGAGCCAAGCCAAAAGTGAAGGTAATCATGATAGTGACAAAGCAGCAGAAGCGCGCGAGGCTAACCGCCAAGCCGCTGCTCGCTATCGTGAACGCAACCGTGAAGAAGTCAACCGACGCATGCGTGAATGGCGCGAGCAAAACCGTGAAAGAGCACGGGAGCTTTCGCGCGAATGGCGCAACCGAAAATTGGCAAACGCAAGTCCTGAAGAAGAAGCAGCTATTCGCGCTGCTGAAGCTGCAAAGACCAAGCGCAACCAAGATCGGCGACGCGACGAAGTATTTGCCGCTTATGGCGGGTACCGTTGCGCATGCTGCGGCGAAACTGAACGGATGTTTTTGTCGATCGACCACATCAACAATGATGGCAACGTCGAGCGTAAGTCTGGTGCGTATCGCAGCAGCGGCACAGCGTTCTATTTTTGGTTGTGTAAGCACAAGTTCCCGCCAGGCTATCAAGTGCTGTGCATGAACTGTCAGGTCGGTAAGCACAAAAACGGCGGCGTTTGCCCTCACCAGCGGAAGGTGTAACGACTATCCCGTAAGGGAGTACGGCCAAGCGGCCGGAAGCGCACAGCCCCTCGTAAGAGGGTGAAGAGATAGTCTGCTCTGCATGGTGACATGCAGCAGCCCGAAAGGGCGGTCAAGGCGTAGCGAACCTTGGCGAACACATGGCCTCGAGAACAATCTGGTGATCACGCGAAATGTCAATAGGCAATACGACGACTCGTTTGCTATTGAAGGCGCAAAAATTGGTTCCACGCTGCGTATCCGTCTTCCGGACCGCGCGCTGGTGACCGATGGTGCTGCGCTTCAAGTGCAGGACGACCAGGAGCAGTACACCACCCTGACCGTATCAAGCCAGAAGCACATCGGCGTGAACTTCACGACCGCTGAGCTGACCATGCAGCTCGATGACTTCGCAGAGCGTGTGCTGAAACCTCGTATCAGCCAGCTTGCGGCCAGCATCGACGCGGACGTTGCGAACTCGTTCAAAAACGTGTTCCAGTCGGTTGGCACCCCCGGCACCACGCCCGCGACCTCGCTCGTTCTGCTGCAAGCCCAGCAGAAACTGAACGAAGCCGCTGCGGTCATGAACCCCCGCTATGCGACCGTTAACCCGGCTGCTAACGCGGCGCTGGTCGAAGGCATGAAGGGCCTTTTCAACCCGACCTCCACCATCAGCCGTCAGTTTAAAAACGGCATGATGGGCGAAGGCATCCTCGGGCTTGATGAAGTCAACATGTCGCAGTCGATCAAGCAGTTCACGACTGGCACCCGGACCGGTTCGCACACTGTGACGACCACCGTGACCTCGCAAGGCGCGACCACCATCGCCATCACCGGCACTGGCTCGCAGACGATCAAGCAAGGTGACGTGTTCACCATCGCTGGCGTCTACGCTGTCAACCCGCAGACCCGCGAATCGACTGGCTCGCTTCAGCAGTTCGTTGCGACCGCCGATGCGACCGCCTCCGGCGGCGCGTACACGGTCAGCGTGAGCCCGGCGATCTACACCGCCAGCCAAGCCCTCGCAACCGTTGATTCGTTCCCGCAGGCCAGCGCGGCTGTGACGTTCCTGGGCAGCGCAAGCACCCAGTACCCGCAGAACCTCGTGTACCACCGCGATGCGATCTCGTTTGCGACCGCCGACCTGCTGATGCCGCAAGGCGTGGACATGGCCTCGCGCCAGGTTCACAACGGCATTTCGATGCGTATTGTTCGTCAATACGACATCAATAATGATCGTCTGCCATGTCGCATCGATGTACTTTATGGCTACTCGGTCATTCGTCCGCAAATGGCTGTGCGCCTCTGGGGCTGATAGGGTTAGGGGGCTTCGGCCCCCTTCCAACATATTTTTGAAAGGATTGAATCATGGCTCTTCCTAATGGTGCAGGTGGCTATCAGATTGGTGATGGCAATCGCAGCGAAACCCAGATGAGCGCGTGCAGCGTTCCGCAAACCGCAACGTCTACGGCCACGCTGACTGCCGCTCAAATTTTGGGTGGCATGCTGTACGCCAACCCCTCAACTTCGGCTGCGACGTACACGCTTCCGACTGCAGCAGCGATTGATTCGGCGCTTCCCAGCGCGACGACCGGCAGTTCGTTTGACCTGGCGATCATCAACGTGGGTACGTCGTCCGGCGCAGTAACGCTGTCGATGGGGACGGGCATCACCGACGGCGGCAACGCTGCAGTAGCCGTGGCGGTGACCTCAAGCGCGCTCTTCCGCTTTCTCAAGACTGCGGATGGCGCGTACACGGTCTACAAAGTAGCCTAAAGGAGTTACGTCATGCCGAACAATAAACCGGTTGGCGTGGCGTACTCCGACCCGTCACTCACGTCGTTTTATCTCAACGCTCCGGTCACCAAGACTGCCAGCTTTACGCTGGGCGACGAGGAAAACTACGTGATTTGTAATGGTTCCGCTGCCAACGTCTCCGTGACGTTGCCCAGCGGCTCTGCTTACATCGGTCGGACCGTCACGATTAAAAATCTGTCTGGCACCTACACGGTGATTTCGGCGTCCTCGAACGTCAAACCGCTGAACTCTGGCACTGCTGGCACGGCTATTTTGGCCGCGACTGCAGGCAAGTTTGCGACGCTGGTTTGCGAAGACGGGACCAACTGGGTCATTATGGCGGCTGCCTAAACGGACGGGGGCTTCGGCCCCCGACTTCTATGCCTATCATCTATCTGAGACACCCGGTTCACGGCGAAAAGGTTGCTATAGCGGACCTAGAAGCCGAATATGATGAACAAAACGGCTGGACGCGCTATACTCCCGGCGAACCACAGCCAGAGCCGGCATCGGCGCCGGTAAACGAGCTGCGGCCCCGCCGTCGTCGGGAGCAAAGTAATGCAGGCGTACTATGACGTCGTTGTAAATTCTGGCGGCAACCCCGTCAACGGTGCCAGCGTTTTTGTCTACGACGCGGCAGGCACGTTAGCTACAATTTATCAATCTACCGCGCCTATAGTTGAGACGGTTCTCACTAGCAACGGCACGCCGTACTATCTTTCACAAGACCTTGTAACTCCACAGGTCAACCCTATCACCACCGGCGCAGATGGGCGGTACATTTTCTTTGCCGAAAACGGCGTCTACACGGTTGTCATCACCGCTAACGGATACAACTCCAGAACATTTAGCGTAGCCCTGTATGACACTACCACGCGGCCCAGCCCGACGTACAGTGTTGTCGTAACGCCTCCTAACGATGCTGTAAATGTATCGGCCATCGGGGCAAACGTAGGAACGACGGACGGCGATCTGGCTTTATATCCAAAAGGAACTGGAGCCGTACTAGGGCAAGTTCCTACATCTACAGCGAGCGGTGGTAACAAGCGTGGAGCAAGCGCTGTTGATTGGCAATTGTCGCGTCTTTATGCGGCTGAAGTTGCTAGTGGTTTAAGAAGCGTTATCGCTGGCGGTCACAGCAACAAAGCATCAAACGATTACGCTGCGGTTGGTGGCGGAACGACAAACTATGCTACCGGAACGTACTCTGTAATTTCCGGTGGATTAGGGAACATTGCGAGCGGATCGTATTCGTCTGTTATTGGTGGTAGTGGAAATCTGGCTAGTGGTATAACATCAGCTATCGGTGGTGGAGAGAACAACCAATCAACGAACTTTGATTCTACTGTCGCTGGTGGCTCTACCAATCAAGCTACCGGCATTGCGTCCACAGTAGGTGGTGGGAGTGGCAATCAAGCCACTGGCAATCAGTCAACGGTTGCTGGTGGATCGAGTAATCTTGCGACAAACTCCCAGGCAACGATTGGTGGTGGACGGTTTAATGCTGCCTCTGGGCAATATGCCACTATTGCTGGTGGTGAAGAAATTACAGCGTCTGGCAACTACTCGTTTGTTGGTAGTGGTCAATTAAATTCAGTTACTGCTACGCATGGCGCTATTGGTGGCGGGCAACAAAATTCTGTTTCTTCGGCTTATGCTGGTGTGCATAGTGGTCTGACAAACACTGCTTCCGGTTCTAAGGCGTTTGTTGGAGGTGGTGAGTCTAATACAGCATCTGCTGGTTACACTGCGATAACTGGTGGTTATACGAACGCTGCATCAGGTTTGTATGCGTCTGTCATTGGTGGTTCTACTAATACAGCATCTGGTGCGAGTTCTGTTGTCGCAGGTGGATCGTCCAATACAGCAAGTGGTGTTGCATCTGCGATTCTTGGTGGCATATACGGCACAACCAAAAGCATCACTGGTTATGCGGTAATTCCTGCGTCCAATAGTCCGATTGAAGCCAAGGCCGGTGTAAGTCAGTCTGGTGTGTTAGTTCTTGGCGTGCAAACGACTGATGCCACATCGACAAAACTTCGAAGCAATACAAGTGTTGCTAGCACAACGAATCAGTTAGTGCTCGCTGACAATTCAGCGATTACGGTAAGTGGCAACGTCGTCGCAACTAAAACCGGTGGTGGTGACACTGCTGGATGGGTGTTTACTGCGACTGCTAAACGTGGAGCAAATGCCGCGTCAACTACGCTGATTGCAAGTAACATCACTGAAGTTGGCAAGGATGCGGGAGCAAGTGCTTGGGCTATAGACGTTGATGTTGATACTACGAACGGTGCCTTGTATGTTTCTGTTACGGGTCAAGCATCAACAACAATTCGTTGGGTAGCGACGCTGTATGCTTCCGAGGTTGGCTATTAAGGACATGTTATGACCGTTCTCACGCTAAGCGGCAATCAAGTATCAGCAGGCGACATCATCAACGGCTCCCTGCGCTTGCTCGGCGTGCTAGCCGAAGGTGAGACGCCTTCTGCAGAGACTTCTGCCGATGCGCTGTTAGCCATGAATCAGATGATTGAGTCGTGGAACACCGAACGGCTATCAATTTTTTCGACGCAAGACCAGGTGTTCAGTTGGCCTGCTACGGTTATCAGCCGAACTATTGGGCCGACGGGCGACTTTGTTGGCAACCGCCCAGTTTTGGTTGACGATGCGACGTACTTCAAAGACCCATCTACCGGCGTCTCATATGGCATCAAGATCATCAACCAGCAGCAATACGATGGCATTGCGCTGAAGACTGTGCGGAGTACCTATCCGCAGGTCATGTGGATCAACATGACCTACCCGGACATTGAGGTGTATATCTATCCAGTACCTACGCGGATTCTGGAGTTTCACTTCATCTCGGTGGAAGAGCTGTCGCAGCCCACTAATTTAACGACCGTGTTGGCGTTTCCGCCAGGCTACTTGCGAGCGTTCCGGTACAACTTGGCTTGCGAGCTTGCGCCTGAGTTTGGCGTCGAGCCTTCGCGCCAGGTGCAGCGGATTGCCATGACGTCGAAGCGTAATCTGAAGCGCATCAACAATCCTGACGATCTGATGTCAATCCCGTACAGCATTGTCGGAACGCGGCAACGCTACAACATATTTGCCGGTAACTACTAAGTATGAAGACGCCCATACTTGGCGCTTTTTACGTTGCCCGCAGCGTCAACGCGGCCAACGATCGCTGCGTGAATCTGTTTCCCGAGCTGGTGGCAGAAGGAGGCAAGGAGCCCGCGTACTTACAACGCGCGCCAGGGTTGAAGCTGATAACGCCTACCGTAAGTGGTACGCCTACCTCACCGTTGAGCGACGGCCCAGTTCGAGGATTGCACGTCTACAAAGACAAACTTTACGTAGTGACCGCGCAAGCGCCTGCTACGCTGCCGTATCCTCAAACGCAACTGTGGGAGTTAGACGCAAATTACGCCGCGACATTGCGCGGTACGGTCAGTTCTAACGTCGGCACCAACCCGGTAACGATGTCGGACAACGGCACGCAGATGTTCATCTCGTTTAGCAACACTGCGGGCACGTCATACATTTACAACAACAGCACCACGGCGTTTGCGCAGATCACTGACGTTGACTTTCCTGGCGCGTCATCGGTAGGGTTCATTGACGGCTACTTTGTGTTTAGCGAGCCCAACAGTCAAAAGCTCTGGGTGACCGCGCTGCTAGACGGCACGTCAGTTGACCCGCTGGATTTTGCCAGCGCGGAAGGCGCGCCCGACAACATTCTTGCCGTGTTGGTGAGCAACCGCGAGATTTGGGTGTTCGGCACTACGACCACTGAAGTTTGGTACAACGCGGGCGGCCCGGATTTTCCGCTCGAGCGCATCGCAGGCGCGTTTAACGAACTAGGCTGTGTGGCCCGATTTTCCCCGACTAAACTTGCCAATCGTGTGTTTTGGCTGGGCCGCAACGCGGAAGGCCAAGGCATCGTCTATGTGTCAAACGGCTACATCGGCACGCGCATCAGCACGCACGCTGTAGAGTCTGTCATTCAAAGCTACAGCACAATCGACGACGCCATCGGCATGGCGTATCAACAAGACGGCCATCAGTTTTACATCTTGACGTTCCCCACTGCAGGCGCAACTTGGGTCTACGACCTCGCCACAGGGCGCTGGCACGAGCGGGCAGCCTGGGCTAACGCGGCGTTTACTCGGCACCGCGCCAACTGCATGGTGTCGTTCAACGGCAAGATTATCGTGGGCGACTTCATCAACGGCAAGCTGTACGAGCTGGATCTCAGCACTTACACCGACGACAGCGAACCGCAGCGATGGCTGCGGTCATGGCGAGCTTTGCCGACAGGCGAAAACAAACTAAAACGCACCGCGCAGCATTCGTTGCAGTTGGACTGCGAGGCGGGCGTAGGCTTGGTGACTGGGCAAGGTAGCAACCCGCAGGTCATGTTGCGATGGTCGGATGATGGCGGTCACACTTGGTCAAACGAACACTGGCGTTCGCTCGGCCAGATTGGTGAGACTGGCAAGCGCGTCATTTGGCGGCGACTTGGCATGACTACCAAGCTGCGCGACCGCGTGTACGAAATCTCTATGACCGATCCGGTCAAGATTGCCATCATGGGCGCTGAGCTAGAAGCGAGCGCAACCAATGCCTAACCCAATACCGTTCCGCATTCCGGCGCAGCGGGTGCCTTTCATAGAGGAAGGCACCGACAACCTGGTGTCGCGCGAATGGTATCGGTATCTAAACCGCAAACCTCGCTTTGGGTCGTTTTACGACACTACTATACAAACCGCCGCCGCTATTAGCACTGCATACGCGGTGACGTTTAACACTACGGTGACGTCGTTTGCTATTAATCGAGGCACCCCATCGTCGCGCATCTATGTGCCTGACACATCCGTCTATGATGTGCAGTTCTCGTTGCAAGTTGACAAGACTTCCGGCGGCGCAGGATTGATTTATGTCTGGTCGCGTATCGACGGCGTTGATGTGCCTGATTCCGCCAGCCGGGCTCGCATCAAAGACAATAACGATGAAACCGTATTGGCATGGAATTTCATGCTTGACATGCAAGGCGGCAGTTATTTTGAGCTAATGTGGGCGGTAGACTCCACATCCATTCAACTGTTAGCCGAGCCCGCAACGGCTTTTTGCCCCGCCATTCCATCGGCTATTTTGACCGTATCCGAGGTATCGATATGAGCGCGTCACTGTCTTCTGTACCTAAACTTCAGTTCTTTGACGCCAACGGCAATCCGCTTGTAGGCGGCAAGCTGTACACCTATGCGGCTGGCACGACCACGCCGCTGGCGACCTACACGGACTCTAGCGCCGGGACGCCCAACACAAACCCAATCATTCTTAACTCGCGCGGCGAAGCGAATGTTTGGCTCGCCAGCACTACATACAAGTTTGTGTTGAAGACGTCAGCCGACGTAGAAATATGGACTGTTGACAACATCAGTAACGCAATCAACACGTCACAGATTCTTGCGTCAGGCGGCAGCGCTTCTGACCCCCCGTACACGTTTGCCACTGACAACGACACCGGCATGTATTTGGCCGCCGTGGGCCAACTGGGCTTGACCGTCAACGGCACACCTGTGTTGCGTTCGACACCTACCGTCATGACCATCGGCCAATCCGGCGGCTCAAATGACGTGGACGTTACGCTGTACGGCGATTTAGCTCAGACCGGCAACGTCACCCAAACGGGCAATGTTACCCAGACCGGCAATTATGGGTTAACCGGAAACCTTACGGTTAGCGGCAGCCAATCTGCTACTAGCTATAACGGAGGTCAGCTAGCCGGGCAACGCAATCGCATCATTAACGGTGCAATGAAGTTGAACCAGCGTAGCTCAAGCTCTTACACCATTACGGCGGCGGCAGCGCTACGGTACACACTCGATAGATGGTACGCCTATTGCACGGGCGCAAATACGTCCGTGACGCAGTTTACCAGCGGGGCTGAAAATCGCTTCCGCATTACAGGCGCTGCGTCTAACACTGGCGTAGGGATTGGGCAACGTATTGAAGCTGCTAACAGCATGGACTTAGCAGGTAAGACTTGCACGTTATCCTGCAAGTTGTCATCGTCATCGCTGACTTCAATTACGTGGACTGCGTATTACGCTAACACTGCGGATACGTTTGGCACGTTGGCCTCACCAACCAGAACTCAGATTGCGACTGGCACGTTCACAATCACATCAACTGAAGCCAGTTACAACACCCAAATCTCAGTTCCCGCCGCTGCAACAACTGGGATTGAAATTGTGTTTACCGGAGGCGCGCTACTAGCCACGCAAACGCTTACGCTGGGCGACGTTCAATTTGAAGCAGGCTCGGTAGCCACGCCGTTTGAAGTTAGGCTGATCGCCAGCGAAGAGTTAGAGTGCCAACGGTATTATCAAAATAGCAAAACGCGCGGGTATGCAGTTGGATCTACAGGCAATTCGGTCGGGCAAGTTTGGGAAACAATTTACGCATCCAGCACTACGTCTTACACCGGCGTAAGCATTAGATTTTTACGAAGAATGCGCACGACGCCTACGATGGTGCTAGTGGATTCGGGTGGCGGCGGCAGCCCAAATTCGGTGTCAGTTGGGCTAACTACTTACACTGTATCCGTTACGGCATCGGATATTGGATTCCAATTTAGTTCAATCGCCGCGACCGGATTGACTACAGGTACTGCGGCGACTATTTATTTTGACTACTCTGCCGACGCTGAGCTATGACCATCGCTGACCACATCCGGCGGCTGGACTTACCTGCGGCGGCGGCCAACTGGCTGTTGGACGTATGGCAGGCGTTTCAGTTGCTGGATGATGTGGTAGACCAAGACAAGCCAATCGAGCGCAAAGATTTGGATGTTGGAATCTATCGCCTTCTGGTACGATTGCCAGCTAATCCTTTCTATCTAGCCCATGCGGAAGCGCTGTCTACTATGCTCTCAAGCGCTGTATTGCGATGGAAGGCGTCAGACGATGCAGAGCGAGCAAGCCGCGCTGATGAGCGTTCGTTTGTCTGGCGCGCGGGTTACTACGACATCATGCTTGAAGTTGTCAGACTTTGCCACGGTGCCGAAACGGCCCTAGCCGCCGCCCGCGACGTCCTGTCGCTGTACGGCGAGAACTTTGCGGATTACCGCCAGGAGTTTCCAAATGCCTGAACCAATAGCCGCAATTGCTGGCGGATCTCTTCTTAGTGGCCTGCTTGGTGCAGAAGCCTCCCGTGACGCGGCCAGCACGCAAGCCGCTGCAACCCGTGAGGGATTAGAAGCGCAAGAGCGCATGTTTAACCGCCAGCTCGAACTGCAGGAGCCATACCGGCAGTCAGGGATTGAAGCGCAAAACATGCTTATGCAACAACTGCGCGGGTTTCAGCCTTACCAAGCGTCTGCCGGACTATCGCCTGCTGAATTGGCGTCCCAACGGTTTGAGTTTCAAGCCGATCCCGGCTATGCGTTCCGGTTGGCAGAGGGCATGAAAGCGCTTGAGCAAAGTGCTGCGGCGCGGGGTAATCTGCTATCAGGCACAACCGGCAAAAATCTGCAACGGTACGGGCAAAATCTTGCGTCGCAAGAATACTCAAACGCTTTCAATCGTTTTCAAGCTGAACGTGCGGCGCGGGCTGGACTCGGCGCTCAAGAGTACGGTCAGTTTGCAGGCGAGCGCAGTGCGCGCCTGCTGCCGCTCATGCAGGCTGCTGCCGCCGGCCAAGGGCTTACGTCCAACATTGCAGGCCAGATGGCAGGGCTGGGCGCGGCGCAAGCAGGCGCAGCCGGTCAGATCGGCGCAGCGCAGGCGGCAGGCCAGATGGGCGTGGCGAACGCGCTCGCGGGCGGCATTGGTCAAGCTGGCAACCTGTACATGCAACAGCAGATGCTTAACGCACTGCAGCGACCCGCGTACACGCCTGCGCCCATGTCGTATGGTTACGCCAGTCAGTACGGCCAAGGCATGCTGTAAGGAGACATCATGGCTACGATTCCGCAAATTGCGATGGGGTTCCGGCAGCCGGAGGTCGCCTCGCCGTTGAACATGATGGCGCAAGTCAGTCAGATTCAAGCGGCGCAAGACGCTAACGCTTTGCGTCAGTTTCAGATGCAGCAGGCGTTGCGGCAACAAGAGCAAGAGAACGCCTTAGCTGCAATGCCATATAGTACGCTGGCCGCTACGCCGCAAGAGGCGTTACGGTACGGCGCACCTGGGCGGCAATTGTATGAGTCGCTTCTTAAAGGCTCAAAAGAAAAACGCGAAGCGGAGCTTGCTGAAGCGCGCATAGCAGGCGAAAACATTAAGACCGCAAGAGCAAGTTTGGGCGGTGTTTCTGACCAATCTACGTTTGACGCATGGCGCGCAAACACAGTAAAGCTACTGCCCGGTCTTGCTGGCGCACTCCCTACCGCCTACTCGCCTGAAGCAGTCCGCAAACTTGCGTTGGACGCAGATAAGCTCTACGAAAATGTCACGTCCACACTGAACCTTGGTCGGGTGCAAACAGTAGTCCAAACACCTAAATACGGTGGTGGTTTGACCCGCCCTGTGGGGACGTTTGCAGAGACGCCCACTGAGTTGGATGTGGCCCGTACTGCGCAGGCGCAAGCAGCGGCGGGCGCATCGCGCGCGCAAGCGCAGCGCGACCGAGTGCCGATGTCCGTGCAAGAGTTTGAAGCGTACCGCCGTATGACGCCAAAGGAACAGGCGGCATTTACAGCGTTTCAAGCAACTAAACGCCCGCAAACTACCATTCAAATGCCGCCGGGTGAAAAGGCTGAGGAAGTTAAACGCGGCGAGAAGTTTGTTAAGCAGGAAATTGATGTAGGCAACGCTGCGGCTGCGGCACGCAAATCGTTAGCCGGCATACAGTCGGCGCAAGACGTAATAAGTAAGGGTTTTGACACTGGTTTTCTTACCGAAACTAAGGCAAAAGCTGCATCAGTGTTGGCCGCGCTTGGCGTTGCCGACGCAGATAAGTACGCCACCGATTCACAAAAGTTTTTGCAGGCTGTTACGGAACGCGCATTGGCGGCGCAGACCGAACAAAAAGGCGTGCAGACTAACCAAGACTACGAGCGAATTGCTCAATCTGGCGCGCGCATGGGCAACACTAAAGCCGCCAACGAGTTTATTCTTGACGTAGCGCGTGCGCAGGCCGAACGTGCGATTGCACACGATAAGTTTTACCGCGATTGGCTGCGCGACCCAGAGAACAAAAATTCTTTGCGCGGCGCTGAAGACGCTTGGCTAGAGTCAGAAGGCAACAAATCTATCTTTGAAAGCCCGCGCCTAAAAAAGTACGGTGTGCTTGAATCTGAGCGTATGCAGACGACGCCAGCGCCTCAAGGTCCGGTCGTGGGCGGACGGTCCGCTACGCCGCGCGGCACCGCACCGTCGGCAGCGCCAGCGATGTCCGCTGAACAACGCGCCGCTGCGCTAGAGTGGGCGCGAGCTAACCCGAACGATCCTCGAACAGCAGCAGTGTTAGAGCGACTGGGGGTACGGTAATGGCTGCATTTGACCCCGATGCGTTTTTGCGCAACACAGCCCCTGCGGCTTTTGACCCAGATGCATTTCTACGTAGCACTGCACCGGCTGACCAGCAGCCCGTCTACGCAGACATTCCATACACATCTGCGCCGGTAGTGCCCACGACCCGTGAGCGCCCGCTGTCGGAGCTATCCGCACGTGAAATGATCATGGGCGCGATTGAAACGCCTGTGGCGCTAGCCGCCACGATCGCAGGCGCGCCGCTGTCCATTTTGACATCTCGCGCTACGCCAGAAGTCAAAGCCGCTGTACGCCCGTTTCAGTATGAGCCTAAGTCAGAGCTTGCCCAACGCGCACTATCAGCCATCGGTGGAGCAGCAGAAGCTACCAAGCTACCGCCATACATGCCGGCTAGCGGCCCAATAATGGGCGCGCAAGCTGCAGCAGGCGAAGCAGGTATTGCACGCGCCGCGCGGGCAGGTCGAATCGCGGAAGAGCGATCAGCAGAGTCGTATGCACGAGCGCCGATGATTGAGGCGGCGCAAGAGGCCAATCGGCTGGGCATTGCGCTTAACCCAGCCGCCTCTAATCCAACGCTGTCCAATCGGCTAAAAGTTCAGCTTGCCAACAACCCCCAGTTAAACGCGCAGCTTTCCAAACAAAACGAATTAAAGTGGAGCGACATTGGTAAGCGGGAGCTTGGGATTGACCCGCGTGAGCAATTGACCGGCAAGACGTATGAGGCCGCGCGAGAGCGCATTGCAGCGCCTTATCGTGAAGTTGAGCAGATTGGGCAGCTAATGCCTGATGACGCGGTGACCGCGCGAATCCGCGCCGTTCGACCGCCCGACGTTATTGGTGGCGGCGACGCTGCGGCGGCGGTGGCTAAACTAATTGATGAGGCGCTAACCGATATAGACAAAGGTCTGACCAGTAAAAAAGCCTTAGATAGTATTAAACAAATGCGCAACGAAGCGCAGGACATCTATCGCGGCGATAAGCTGACGCCGGTTGAACGGGCCACCGCCGACGCTAAAATTGGCATTGCCAACGCGCTTGAGCAGTTGGTGGACATGAACGTCAAAGACCCGACGTTGTTGGACCGCTTCCGCGAAGCGCGCACATTGCTTGCAAAAAGCTACGCATATGAGAAAGCAACTGATTTAGCTACAGGACGCGTTGACCCGGTTGCCATCGCAAAAATGGTCGCCAAAGATGACGCCATGACGGGCGACATAGCGTCTATCGGGCGAATTGCGGCAAACTTTCCTGAAGTGTCTAGTGCCAAACCATCTTCGTTTCTTCAGAAAGCAGTCCCTGTTGTCACTCGGTCGGGCATGGGCGGCACGTTAGGGTATGTCGTAGGCGCGGCCACAGGCTTACCACCCAGCCTTATGGCAGCGACCGGCGCTGCTGCGGGAGAGCTAGGTGGCCGGTACATGGCAAAACGCATCGGCACGCCTGAGTTTCAAGCGCGCAGTGCGGTGCCGACTGACTTTCGCATTCCGATGCCGCCGTCTCCGACTGCGCCGGTTTCAGCCCCGGCTCCGACGCCTAACCTGCCCGTGCCATACGACTGGCGCCAGGCTGTGCAAACGCCGGATGAGTATTACGTCCCCAATTTTGTGTTTGGCCGACCAACGCCCGACGTTCGCGTACAAGCGCCTGAGAACAAGCTGTTGCCGCCGCCGAGCGCAGCGTCCACGATGGAGGCTATCGCGCAACGCCGCGCGTATGATCTTGAGCTTGAGCGATTCAAAGCGCAGCAGGCTGAACAACAGGCAGCCGCGCAAGCCGCTGCTGCGCGCCGCCCCGCAGGCGAAGGTATGCCGCTGGAGCTTGACCCGGTAACGGGGCGTTTACGGCCCGCTAGCGCTGGTCTGCGCGGCGCAACGCCAGAGACGTTTGCAGACTACGGCACGAATCTAAACGCGGCGGTGGCAAAAATTCAGGCTGGCGCACGCCCGACATTGACGGCTGAAGAAAAAATTGCTTGGGACAAACGTAAGGTCGATTTAGCCGAGCTAGACCCTGGCCTTAAAAAGCTGTCCGACGCGGCGATTGTAGAAAAAGCGATGGACCGCGACTGGGCGGCAGACGCAATTCGCAAAGCTCGTGAAAAGGCAGCGGCGTTTGAGCAGATCGCGCAGCGCTCACGTGATCGGCAAGCGGTCATGGAAGCACAAGCGAACCGAGAGCGGATGCTGGACTTGGCCGAACAATTGACTGAGCAATTGCGTGAGGCGCGGCCTGTTCGCAAAGGCAGCCAAGGCCGTAAGACAATGGAATTTAAGCGCAACCAGCTTGCGCCCAAACCAGAGAACAAACTCATCGAGGGTGAGTAATGGCATCAATCAACGACGTGGAGGTTCGCTTGTCAACGCATGAGGCCGTGTGCGCGGAACGCTGGACTGAGACAATCCTACGCATCAAGAGGATTGAGCACATCTTGATCGGCGCAGCCGGGGCGATTATTTTGCTGCTGTTGGGGATCGTTCTAAAGGTACATTGATGCTGGACCCAATCAGTCTGTTGGCGACTGCGACTGCCGTCTTCAACGGGCTGAAGAAGGCGGTCGAGCTGGGCCGTGAAGCCGAGGATGTCTTTGGTCAGCTCGGCAAGTGGGCAAGCGCCGTTTCTGATCTGCAGGAGTGGATGAACGGCCAGCAAAGCATCAAGCCCCCGCTCTTTGGCCGCATCGTGTTTGCGCGGTCGGCTACCGCCGAGGCGTTTGACGAGTACGCAGCCCAGGTCAAGATCCGCGAGATGGAGAAGACGCTGTACAACTGGTTCCATTACGGGCCGTTGCAGCACCTTGGCCGGGATGGCTACGTCGAGTTCACGCAAATGCGGCGGCGCATCAAAGAGCAGCGCGAGAAGATGATCTACGAACAACTCAGGCGGCGCAAACGGTTCATCAAGAACGCCTCAGACGCGGGTCTGATCGCTGTTGTGGTCGGCACAGGCGGCATCATTCTTTTCCACATCATCGACTTCATGGTCGTGCGGTGGCCGAAATGAACTACATCTTTGGCATTGTCGTCTTGCTGATTGCGGTCTTGATGCTTGCTCTTGCGGAGGTTAGCCACTGATGCTCCCCATCGTCGCTGGTATCGTCTCAACGCTCATTCAAAACAACCTGCCCAAGGTCGCGCAAGCGGTTGTGGACAAGGGGCTTGACTACGTTCAAGAGAAGACAGGCGTTGAATTGAAGCCTGATATGTCAGCCGAGGACATCACGCGCCTGCGCGAGCGCGCGATGCAGCACGAAGAGTTTATGGTCGAGCAGGCGAACAAGAACACCGCCGACGCGCGGGCCATGCAGATCGCGGCGCTCATCAACGGCAATGGCATTAGCCGGTCGTTTGTTTATGTGCTGGCGACCTTCTGGTCGATCGTCGCAGCGGGCTACATCTTCTTGATTACGATGGTAAAGATTCCGGCTGACAACGTGCGCTTCGCCGACACGGTGTTGGGGTTCATATTAGCCACAGTCGTGGCAACCATCCTCAACTTCTTCTTCGGCTCGAGCGCCGGGTCTAAGGCCAAGCAGGAAACCATCGAGAGCAAAAAATGAAAGAGAACTGGGACGCCGCGCTAGCTGCCGTGCTGCACCACGAGGGCGGTTTTGTTGCGCATCCGCTTGACCCAGGCGGCATCACCAACCTCGGATGCACCAAGACAACCTGGGAGCGCTGGTGCGGGCGCCCAGTGGACGAGGACGAGATGCGTGCGCTGACGCCAGCAGACGTAGCTCCGCTTTACAAGGAGCGTTACTGGGACAAGGTGAAGGCTGACGAGCTGCCCGCCGGGCTGGACTACGTGGTCTTCGATACCGCGATCAACAGCGGCCCAGGCCGGGCGGTCAAGCTCTTACAAGAGGCGATCGGCACCACGCCGGACGGCGCGATCGGCCCGCTCACGTTGCGAGCCGTCGCGGCCATGCCAGCGGCAGATGTCATCAACAAGTTCCAAGACAATCGTCTTGTCTATCTTCAGTCGCTACCCACTTGGCCCACGTTTGGTCGGGGCTGGGCGAGGCGCGTCGAAGAAGGTCGGGCTGCGGCGTTACGGATGTCTCAATCAGCTTAGTGATATACCACTGCGCTTTGCGCAAATCCTCGACGCCGTTCTTCTGTTTCCAGCGCCACAGATACTTGATGGCGTTGGCCGTACAGACGGCGTCCAGCCCTTCCAGTCCTGCGGTCGCTGACGCCAGCGCGTCAATGCACTCCACACCACCGCGTGTGTAGTGCGGCGGGTGGTTCACCATGTCTACCATTTTGCTTCCCCCAGCTCAGTCATCATATCCGCGTGCGTGCGGGTAGGAGTTGACCATCGGTCGATTGTAGGTGCCTCGCCGTGGATCAAGCGGCTGTACCGGCTCGAGGAAGTCTTCGGGGACAGGCTCGGCGGGCCAGAGGTTACGGACGGGTCGGCGGGGCTCGACGACTGGCTCAACGACGGGCTCAACGACGGGCTCGACGACGGGCTCGACGACGGGAAAGGCCATTTCGGGAACGGCCACGGGACGGGCGTACCAGGTGTTGTGTTGGGTGTGCGCGATTTTGCCTGCTTGCTCGAGTTCATTCAGTGCTCGCCTGACAGTAGAGCGGGAATACATGAAGTAGTCCGCGATTTGTTTAGATGATTGCGGCGTCTTGCGGTTGCGCAGATATCTTTCAATCTTGTCCGCCGCCGCCATGACGCCCCTCGCTTTGGATGCCGATCTGATGGCGCAGCATGCGCGCTTCCACGACCGTAGCGGCGCAGATGTCTCGAGCACGTCCCATGTCGTTGTCCATGATGGCTTGCCAAATCTCGTCCACCATGCGCTTCAAATTCAGATAGCCTTCGCTGTAATCAACCACGTCCCACCTCCGATATGCGTGTTGGTTGCTGGGCGCGCGCCCACTTCTCATGGTACTCCGGCAGTTCCGACGGCGGCGTCCAGCCGTACCGTCGCCACGTCTTCTGGACGTCTGTTGCGACGCCCAAGACGTACATCACGTCGTCGCTCTCTTCAGAAGGTCCAGCCGTTCGCGGGTAGTGCGTAACGCTGCCGCTCGCATGTGCATCCGCTCGATCAGCGAGACGCGCCGTTGACCCTTGAGTTCCGCTTCGATCAGGTTCCATAGTTCCTCCTCGGTTAAAGTGTTAAGCCTTCGTTGAAGTTCGCGCCAATTCACATCGTTTCTCCAGTTTTGCAATCTCCGCAAGCACCCGATTGAGCGCGCGCTGGGCGGCGTTAAACTCCCGCTGCCGTATGCGCGCCTCTGACCGGGCGGCCTTTAACTTCTCATTCCATCGGTTCATTTCAGCGCCTCCAGTGCCAGTTGCGCAAGCTCTCGCTTGTCATGCAACGCTTTGAAAATCGTCACGTCGATGGTGTCTTGGGTCTGTAGCACATAGTTCCAGACCTCACGCGCCTGCCCGCCACGGTGCAGCCGCCCGACCGCCTGCTCGTAGAGTTCCAGCGACCATGGCAGCGACATCCAGACCATGCGCGATTGGCCTTGCAGGTTGAGCCCATGCCCCGCAGAGGCTGGGTGGACCGCCAGCATCTCGATCTGACCGGCGTTCCAGCGCAGGATGCTGTCGTCGTTGTCGAGCGTCTGCAGGCGTGGAAAACGCGCCTTGAGCGCGGCCAGCTCGGCCTTGTACTGATACCAGACCAGCATCGGCGCGCGTTGGTTCTCGCTGTGCAGGTCGTCGATCGCGTCCAGCTTGTGCGATGACGTCCAGATCGTCTGTCTGTTGGTGTCGTAGACAAACCCCGCGGCCAGTTGCTGCAGCTTGCTCGTGACCGCTGCGGCGTTAGCGGCGATGACTTCAGCGTCGGGGTAGATCAGCGCCATCTCGCGCTTCATCGCGCGGTAGTCATCCATCGGCATGGTCAGGTCGATGGTCACTGTGTTGAGCGGCGGCAGCCGGTCGCGGTACTCGCCCGGCTCGAGCACATACGTCCACGGGCGAATGCGCTGCATGACGTGATCGAGTGAGTTAGGCAGCGCCACGTAGTCGCCGTAGTCACGATTTACGCAGTGGAAGTATTGTTGCAGAAACGCGCCTTTGCTGCGGCCCAGCATGCGCTGGTCAACGATCTTGCACTGACCGAAGACGTCTTCCAAGCCGTTACTGGTGAAGCTACCCGTCAGCCCCCACCGGATTTGCATGGGGTCGATGACGGTCGAGAGCGCCTTGAAGCGTTTGCCGCTGGGATTCTTGAGCCGCGTCAGTTCATCAAACACCACGGCGTCGAAGTTCATGTCCTGCTCGGCGAGCCACTGCAGGTTGTCGTAGTTGGTGACCACCACCTGCGTGTTGCCGTGAAGCGCCGCCAAGCGCCGCGCAGGCGAGCCGACCGCGACCGCGACCTTGAGCTTGGGCGCCCACTTCGCCGCTTCTGTCGGCCAGACCGACTGCGCAACGCGTAGCGGCGCAAGCACCAGAAAGCGCGAGGCGTAACAGTCGGTCAGCATGGCTTGCATGGCCGTCAGCGTGATCGCGGTTTTACCTGCGCCGACTGGCGCGAGCACCATCGCGCGGTCGTTCGCGTACAAGAAGTCAGCGGCTTCGTCTTGATACGGGCGTAGGTTCATTCTCAGCCTCAAGTTCACGCAGGTCCATCGCCACGTCAGCCACGCCATGCCAGTCGCACCGCGCGATCATGACGTGCAGGTACTCGATCAAGATGCGCCGTTGCGTTTCGTAATCGCCGTAGTCAGTCATGTGTTCTTCTCCTTCAGCTTGGCCTCGATTTCTCGCACCAGACCGAGAAACCCAATCGTCGCTGCGCCACCAAGGCTGTATTGCGTTGAGTCAAAACCGAAATGCTGCATGGCTCTTTGGATCGGGGCTTTGACATCCTCATCCGTCAGCCCTTTCCACTGGCGCTTGGTGCGTAGCTCGTCGATCTCTTCCTGCATCCGAGCTTGGATCATTCCATCGCTCACGATGCCGTCATGATCTGGATGCTCTTCGCACCGTTGTTGCCACGTTTTAATCATGTACCCCTCCTAATCTCTGCGACATAGCACCCAGCGTGATAGACGATGTTTGGCGCGTCTGACCTATATTGCTGTCCCACTACAAACCTGCCGTCGCACCGAAAGCAACGCATCGGCCTGTACGACGTGACACAGAGGCACTCATTGCGCGGTAAACAGCAGCGATCACATCGGTCGGTCATGCTCTCAGCGCCTGTTTCATTACATCAAGGCTCATCGCTTCCCCCATACCCGCCGCAGCGTCAGCCCGTCCATAAATGCACGCTTAAACCGCGTCTCCGGTGCCCAGATGATGTAGCCGCAACCCAGACCGCAGAGCCATGCAACAAGGATGCTCATTTCTTTTCCACTTGTTCGATTGCGTTTAGCACCGCCGTTGTGCGATGGAGCACCCACTTAGTATGCTGCGCCCACTCGCGTTGTTCCGGTGTAACGATATGCGGCGCAAATAGTTTGGCCGCTTGCGCTAAGCACACCGCAGCGTTTCGTAGCAGTTTTACTTCGTTCATCTCACCCCCTTGATAAACGTATCGACATCCTCTACATCCCAAAGCGTCATGTAGTTCTGACCCAGCTTCAGCATGTCGCGCTTGAAGAGTTCCTGCAGCGTGGACATGCGGCCACCAACCTTCTTAACCTCAACGAACCACACCACGCCGCCTGGCAGCACGACCAGCCGGTCGGCCACGCCACGATGCGCTGGGCTGACAAACTTGTACGCGATGCCGCCGATGTCCTTGACCCGACGCACCAAATACCTCTCAATATCGCGTTCTAAAATTTTTCATCTCCCGAAGATTTACAAAGTTTAGACTGTTGCAAACTTCAAAGCAAGTGTGTACCATCTGGTTTCGCAAGTCAACTACAGGAGAATCCAATGCACTCGAAAGTCGTCGGCGGCTCGACCGCAGAGCGCGTCATCAACTGCCCAGGCAGCGTGGCGCTGGCCGCGCAGATGCCGCCGCAGGAAGAGAACGAGGCCATGCGCGAAGGCACGCGCCGGCATGAGCTGATCGCAGAGGTGCTGAACGACAAGCTCGACTCGCGCTCGATCGACGACGAGAAGGTGCTGGACGCACTGGACATCTTCGACATGAAGTTCGACCCCACGTCCAAGGCGCTGTTCGACGTCGAGCGCCGCGTAACCTTCCCGTGGGACGCCAGCATCTTTGGCACTGCGGACGTCATCGGCGCGCTCGACAAAGAGACGGCCTTCGTGATGGATTTCAAGTTCGGCGACAACTATCAAGTCGAGGCGGTCGGAAACGCGCAGATGCTGTTCTACGCCGCTGCTGCCTATGAGAGCCGCCACTGGGCGTTTCGGGAGCGCGAGTGGGTTGAGCTGGTCATCATTCAGCCGCCTTTCATCCGACGCGACCGCGTGCATGTGGATGACCTGCGCGAGTTCAGCGCCGACCTGCAGCGTGCGGTCAAGGCAGCGCAAGAGCCTGACGCGCCGCTCGTTGAGGGCGGTCACTGCCGTTTCTGCCCAGCAAAAGCCATCTGCCCGCTGAAGACCGGCGCTGCCGAGCGGACGATCCGCGTGCAGATCGACAAGATCGGCCCTGAGAACATCGGTCATTGGATGGACGTGGCCCAAAACCTTGAAGACTGGGCTACCGACGTGCGCAAACTGACGCAGAAGGCGCTTGAGGCTGGCGTGCCGGTGCCGGGCTGGAAGCTCGTGAACAAGCGCGCTCAGCGGTCGTGGATTGATGAGAAAGCAGCGCAGGCGGCGCTGACCGCGCTCGCGCCTGACGTGAGCTTTACAGAACTCGTGTCGCCCGCGCAGGCCGAGAAGGCGTTGAAAGCGAAGAAGTTAAAGCTACCCGACGATCTGACCGTCGCGGTATCATCCGGGTTGACCATTGCGGAGGAGGCAGACAGCCGACCCGCAGCGGTCACAATCGGGACGACGCTCGTGTCGGCCCTTTCTAAACTAGCGTAAAGGTGAAAATGATGTCTAATCTCGTAAAGTTTGCTCAAGCAGGTCTTCCCAGCGTCCAAACCCTCTCGACCGCGCTGCGGTCATTGGAAAGCGTTGCGCCCGCGCAGTCTGCCATCCTCAAGATGGACAAGACCGG